GAAGAAAAAAGCATAACAGTACGAGAACTGTATAAAACTCGAGTCAAACAATAACAATAACAACAACAAAACAACAACAAAAATGGCAAAATTTATTAAATTTAACATCCAAAACACAAATGATCTGTGGGATAAGGGTGTAAGATACGTTAATGTAGATCAAATCGAAAGTGTATACGATGTAGTTGCTGGTGGAGCATATTCTGTTCAGATAGTTCTTAGTGACTATGTAGGATTAGATGATACTAGTGATACTGTTGGTGGTAGAGTACTTACTGTAACTGCTAAAAAAGCAATTATAGCTAGAGGAGCAGCTGGTGATGATCCAGATACAATTACTGTAGCAGGCAATATGCCTAGTCAAGCTGTATTAAAAGCTATGTCAGCTAATCCAGGTGGTGTAGTAGCTTCAGCTCAATTAGCTAAAGATGGCGCTGGTGGTAGTAGTGATGATCAAATGTATTGGAATTCATTTGCAATGCAAAGTTCTACTGATTTACCAATCGCTAAGTAATTATAACTAATGAAATCCAGGGGCTTAGGTGACAACATAGAGAAGTTTACAAAAGCTTCAGGTATTAAAACATTGGTTGATAATGTATCAAAAGGTTTAAACATTCCTTGCGGCTGTAAAAGTCGCAGGGATGCTTTAAACAAAATGTTTCCTTCAAAAAATTAAAATATGGCTTTTAAATTAGGAGATCCACCGTATTCTACGGATAATGTACCTGTCTATCATGTTCCTATGGAAGACGGAGTAGCTGGCAAAGCTAATAACAATGGAACTATTATTGTGAATAAAGACATGGATCCTAGCCAAATAGATAATATTATAGCACATGAAAAAGTTCATATAGAACAAATGAAACGTGGTGACTTAGATTATGACGATAAGTATGTTTATTGGAAAGGACAACGTTATCCAAGATCTAAAATGAAAGAAGGTGCTAAGAATCTTCCCTGGGAAGCGGAAGCTTATAATAGAACACAAAACGCATGAGTAAAAAGAAATTTAAAGATACAACTGTTGGTCAACTATTGTTTGGTGCAGCATCTGTTATTAATCCTACTTTAGGAAATGTTTTGCAAGGTGTTACTTCACCTAAAGAAGCAATAGCAGCAATAACAAAATCTGATGCTCCTCAAGAAGATAAAATTAAACTTCAACAATTAATATATGACCAACAAAATAAAGAACTAGAAGCTATCACATCAAGATGGCAAGCAGATTCCATGTCAGATTCTTGGATGTCTAAAAATGTACGCCCGTTAGTATTAGTGTGGTGTATAGTTATATTTTCATTAGCTGGAATTTTAGACAGTATAGAAACGCTACCATTTCATATAAATGAATTATGGAATGATACTTTCGAGAAAATAATGATGTCGGTCGTCTTAGCCTATTTCGGCGGACGTACGACTGAAAAGGCATCTAGTATTTTTAAAAAATAATAATTAACAAATAAAAACAAATTAAAATGGGATATTTTGGAAAAGCCTTAGCAATCACTCCAATAGCTGCAGCAGCAATTGATGGAATTCCTGCATGGGAATTTATGAATCAAACTGGAAGTCTTGGTACATATTTAGCAGGTTCTGCTATTTACGTTGGTAACAGTGATGGCACTAAAACAGCAGTTGTGATTGTAGCTGGAACACTAGGTGCTCAAAACACTGTGGTTGGACTAACTATTTCTGCTGGAGGCACAGGTTATACTGGAGCCACAGGAGTAGCTACTTCTGGAGGAAGTGGAAGCGGTTTAACAGTTAACACAACTGACACAGGTGGTGTAATCACTGGTGCAGTTATTAATGCTGCAGGAACTGGTTATAAAGTAGGAGACATTGTTACTGTTGATGGAACTGGTGATGCTACATTAACAATAAACGATGTAAGAAGTTTACTACCAGTAGCTGGTGATGCGATAACATTCGATGATGTACAACCTGGAAGCATACTACCAGTAAAAGTAGATTACGTATTAAACTCTAGTAGCGCAGGTAGTTTTGTAGCAATGAGAAATGAAACGTAAATTAATTTTTTACGTGTAATTATATAAATAGAATATTAATTAAATTAAATCAAAAATTATGTCAAAAGAAGTAAAAAAAATTACAGAAGAACAATTAGCAACAATATCAGGTCAACAAACTAAATTAGCAGAGACGCTGAAAAATATTGGTGCTTTAGAAATTCAAAAACAAAATCTAGCTCAACAAGTTAAAGATCTTGCAGATGAGGTTGAAAACAGTAAATTAGAGTTAGAAAAAGAATATGGAGCAATTAATATTGATCTAAGAACAGGAGAATACACAGAGATAGAGAAAAAAGAAGAAGAGTGTAAAGATTGTGACGAGAAAGAAAAAGATGCAAAATAATATAAGAAAGATTAGTATTGGATCTGATTATAAAAATGATGCAATGCACTATGCTATAGGCCAACAGGTTTATGGCGGTCATGAAATTTCTCATATTTTATTTGAAGAATCTGATAGTTCTTATAATATATACATAAAGAAAAACAACGAGATATTGCCGTGGAAGAAATTTAATTCTAATATGGCTATCTCTGTTGAGTATGATTTAGAATATTAATGAAAAGCTTATATGATTTTATTATTACTCCTTTAGGTGATAAATATAAAAATGAAGTACAAGTAGGTGATAAAAAAATAGTAGTTAATACTAAAATAGAATCTTGGAAGTTTGTTAATAGATTAGCAAAAGTAGTAGAAACACCTAAAGCTTTTAAAACTAAAATAAAAAAAGGTGATATTGTAGTTATACATCAAAATGTATTTAGAACTTTTTATAATATGCGTGGTGAAAAGAAGAAAAGTAGATCATGGTTTAAAAATGATTTATATTTTTGCTCATTAGATCAGTTATATTTATATAAAAATAATACTGGTTGGCATAGTTTTGGAGATAGATGTTTTATTCAACCGATAAAAGATAACAACTCTCTAACATTAAATAAAGAACGTAGTTTAATAGGTATATTAAAATATGGTAATAGTTCTTTAGAAGCTCTTAAAATCAACGAGGGAGACTTAGTTGGATATACTCCAAACGGGGAGTGGGAGTTTTTAATAGAAAAAGAACGTTTATATTGTATGAAATCAAATGATATTGTTATAAAATATGAGTACGAAGGAAACGAAGAAAAATATAATCCAAGCTGGGCAAGTAGCAGTTAAAGAGTTAATTAAAGTTGCTAAAGAACCCATTATAGATTATGGTCCAGATATTTCCGCAGATAGATTAAAAAACGCTGCAGCTACTAAAAAACTAGCAATATTTGATGCTTTTGAGATCTTAAATAGATTAGAAGAAGAAAAAAACATGTTAGAAGATAAACCTAAAGAAGTTAAAAAAGAAAAAACTTTTAAAGGTTTTGCTGAAGGGAGGTCTAAATAATGTACAAGCAAGAGTTATATAAAATATTACCCGATTATATTAAACCTAAAATTCTTAAAAGAAATAATAGGTATAAAAAATGGGAGTATGGTTATAATGAAGAACACGATTTTATAGTTATTAGTAAATCTGGAACGATTGGCGATGTATATGAAATACAAGGTTTAAAAATAGCACTACCAAGTACACCTAAAGACGTTCATAAATTTGAAAATGATAGATGGAATAAAGTTGAATATCCTAAAGTTTTAAGTAAAATAAAAACTGTTTTTCATTGGAGAGAATACCCAGAAGATTTTAAAGAAAAATGGTATAGCTATATTGATAGTGAATTTAAAAAACGTGAAGAAGGATTTTGGTTTTATAATAAAGGAATTCCTACTTATTTAACAGGAACACATTACATGTATTTACAATGGAGTAAGATTGATGTTGGAGCTCCAGATTTTAGAGAGGCAAATAGATTGTTCTTTATATTTTGGGAAGCATGTAAAGCAGATGATAGATGTTACGGAATGTGTTATCTTAAAAATCGTAGATCTGGTTTTTCATTTATGGCTTCAGGAGAAGTTGTTAACTTAGCAAGTATATCAAGTGATTCAAGATATGGAATATTATCTAAAACTGGTCCAGATGCTAAGAAAATGTTTACGGATAAAGTTGTACCAATATCAGTTAATTATCCTTTCTTTTTTAAACCGATTCAAGATGGTATGGATCGACCTAAAACAGAACTAGCATATAGAGTACCAGCTTCTAAATTTACAAGAAAAAGTATTGAATCTGGAAGTGAAGTTATAGATTTACAGGGATTAGATACAACTATTGACTGGAAAAACACTGGAGATAATAGTTATGATGGTGAAAAATTAAAACTATTAGTACACGATGAAAGTGGTAAATGGGAAAGACCTAATAATATATTAAACAACTGGAGGGTTACAAAAACAACCTTAAGACTTGGTAGTAGGATTATTGGTAAATGTATGATGGGATCAACTTCTAACGCTTTAGACAAAGGTGGTAGAAATTTTAAAAAATTATATGATGGATCAGATGTTACAAAAAGAAACGCCAATGGACAGACTCGCTCAGGACTCTATTCTTTGTTCATACCTATGGAATGGAACTACGAAGGATACATTGATTCTTATGGCATACCTGTATTCGAAACCCCAGCACGGAGCGTTGAGGGTCCGCATGGATCAAAAATTAGATTAGGAGTAATAGAGTATTGGGATAATGAAGTTGAGGGTTTAAAAGATGACCAAGATGGTTTAAATGAATTTTATAGACAATTCCCTCGTACTACTAAACACGCTTTTAGAGATGAATCTAAAGAATCTTTATTTAACCTAACAAAAATCTATCAACAAATAGATTATAACGAAGATATTAAAAATTCTATAAGTGTAACTAAAGGAAGTTTTCAATGGGAAGATGGTGAACAAGATACTAGGGTAATATTTGTACCAAATCCTCAAGGAAGATTTTTAGTAACTTGGGTTCCAGAAATTGGTTTACAAAATAGAAGATATATTAAAAACGGAATTAATTATCCTGGCAATGAACATATGGGAGCATTTGGATGTGACCCTTATGATATATCAGGTACAGTTGATAAACGTGGATCGAATGGGTCTTTACATGGTTTAACTAAATTTTCTATGGAAAGTCACCCACCAAATCATTTCTTTTTAGAATATATAGCTAGACCACAAACAGCTGAAATATTCTTTGAAGATGTTTTAATGGCATGTGTATTTTATGGAATGCCAATACTTGCAGAAAACAATAAACCTAGATTACTTTATTATTTTAAACGTAGAGGTTACAGGGGTTTTGCAATGAATAGACCAGATAAAAAAAGAAATAAATTATCTGTAACAGAAAGAGAAATAGGTGGAATACCTAACTCAAGTGAAGATATTAAACAAGCACATGCTTCAGCTATTGAAACATATATAGAACATTTTGTTGGATTAAAAGAAACGGGATATGGGGATATATATTTTCAGAGAACATTAGAAGATTGGGCAAGATTCAATATAAATAATAGAACAACACATGATGCCTCTATTAGTTCTGGATTAGCTCTTATGGCTTGTAATAAACATAGATACGCACCTAATGTTACACGTGAATTACAACCCGTAGATTTAGGTATAAAAAAATATGATAATAGAGGAAATACATCAAAAATTATAAGTTAAATGAATATATATACTAACACCAACAGCGTTTTTCCTAGTCAAGTAGTAAGTGATGCTGAAAAAGCTACTTGGGAATATGGCCAGCAAGTTGCTCAAGCCATTGAACAAGAATGGTTTCGCAATGGAAGAACCAATGGTAATAGATATTTAACTAGTTGGAATAATTATCACCAATTAAGATTATATGCTCGTGGAGAGCAATCTATTCAAAAATATAAAGATGAATTAGCTATTAATGGTGATTTATCATATCTTAATTTAGATTGGAAACCTGTACCTATTTTATCAAAATTTGTTGATATAGTTGTAAATGGTATATCTCAAAAATCATATGATGTAAAGGCTTACGCACAAGATCCAGAATCAATAAAGAAAAGAACCGAATATGCTTCTAAAATATATGAAGATATGCTGTCTTCTGATTATTTAGAAATATTAAAAGGAACATTAGGATTAGATTTATATCAAAGTCCAGATTTAGATATTATACCTGAAAGCAAAGATGAGCTAGAACTACACATGCAATTAAAATATAAACAATCTGTGGAAATTGCAGAAGAAGAAGCTATATCTAGTGTTTTTGCACAAAATAAATATGATTTAATAAGACGTAGATTAAATATGGATTTAACAGTTTGTGGAATTGCAGCTGCTAAAACTAATTTTAATACAGCTAATGGAGTGACTGTAGACTATGTTGATCCTGCTTATTTAGTATATTCTTACACAGAAGATCCAAATTTTGAAGATGTATATTACGTAGGAGAATTAAAAGCTATAACTATCCCTGAACTTAAAAAAGAATTTCCTGATATATCTAAAGAAGAATTAGAAAGAATTCAAGCAATGCCAGGTAATAGATCTTATATTACAGGTTGGGGAGATTATGATGAAAACACAGTGCAAGTTTTATATTTTGATTATAAAACCTACCATAATCAAGTGTTTAAAATAAAACAAACTGATCAAGGATTAATTAAAGCTATTGAAAAACCAGATACTTTTAATCCACCAGTAAATGATAACTTTGAAAGAGTTTCAAGATCTATAGAGGTTTTATATAGTGGTGCAAAAGTGTTAGGTACAGATACTATGTTAAAATGGGAGTTAGCTAAAAACATGTCTAGACCAATGGCTGATACTACTAAAGTAAGAATGAATTATGCTATTTGTGCTCCTAGAATATATAAAGGTAGAATTGAATCTATAGTTAGTAAGTGTATAGGATTTGCTGATATGATTCAATTAACTCATTTAAAATTACAACAAGTAATTTCTAGGTTAGTACCAGATGGTGTTTATTTAGATATGGACGGTCTTGCAGAAGTAGACTTAGGTAATGGTACTAATTACAATCCAGCTGAAGCATTAAATATGTATTTCCAAACTGGTTCGATAGTTGGTAGATCATTGACTCAAGAAGGTGATATGAACCCAGGAAAAGTTCCTATTCAAGAATTAAACTCTAGCTCAGGTCAAGGTAAAATACAAAGTTTAATTGCTACATATCAATATTATTTACAAATGATACGTGATGTGACCGGATTAAATGAAGCAAGAGATGGTTCGGTTCCAGATAAAAACACATTAGTTGGTTTACAAAAAATGGCGGCAAATGCTTCCAACGTGGCAACTAGACATATAGTTCAATCTAGTTTATATTTAACATTAAAATTAGCTGAAAATATAGGATTAAAAATAGCTGATGCTTTAGAGTTTCCATTAACTAAATCATCATTACAAAATTCAATATCTACTTTTAATATTAAAACGTTAGAAGAAATAGTTAATCTTAATCTTCACGATTTCGGTATATTCTTAGAATTAGAACCAGATGAAGAAGAACAAGCTCAGTTAGAACAAAATATTCAAATGGCTTTACAGCAAAATGGTATTGATTTAGAAGATGCTATTGATTTAAGACAAATTAAAAATCTTAAATTAGCTAACCAAATGCTTAAGGTTAAAAGAAGAGCTAAAGCAGAACAAGAACAAGCTAATCAACAAGCTAATATTCAAGCTCAAGCAGCAGCTCAATCAGAAAGCGCTGAAAAAACAGCTATGGCAGAAGTACAAAAACAACAAGCTATTAGTGGTGCTAATGTAGAATATGAAAAAGCTAAGAGTGAGTTTGAAAAAGATCGCATGCAATTACAATCTCAATTGGATCAACAAAAAATGGCTCAAGAACATAAAAATGCTATGGAGTTGAAAGGTTTAGAAGTAAAAGGTATGCAAGAGAAAGAAGGTATGATTGAAGATCGTAAAGATAAACGTAGTAAAATGGAAGCTACACAGCAAAGTAAATTAATAGATCAAAGAAAAAATGATTTATTACCAACAAATTTTGAACAAGAATTACCTGCACCAAACATGTAGGGAAATTATTAATTAATTTTATATTATTATATTATGTCAGAAATAAAAACAACTTCTCAAGAAGAAGTAAAACAAGAAGGTGACTTTAAAGTAAAGTCTAAACCTAAAAAACCAAAACAATTGGTTAAAGAAGAAAAAGTAAAAAAAGTAAAAATAAATCCTAGAGAACCTTTAATAGAACTCGAAGATAGTGTTACTAAAGTAGAAATTAAAACAGAAGAAGATGCCATTCAAATCGGAGAAACAGAGAAAGTATCTGTGGGCGAACCATCCGGAGATAGCACAGAGGTGGGAGAACCTGTACAAAAGTCCAACGAGACTACTGAAGGGTTTTCTCCAATCACCGAAGTTACAGAAGAAGAAGTAAATAAAAAACCAGAAAACGTAGTAGTTGATGAAGTATCTGAATCTATGCCAAAAATAGATTTACCAGAAAATGTAGAGAAACTTGTAGACTTTATGAAAGAAACTGGTGGTACTATAGAAGATTATACTAGATTAAACGCAGATTATTCTAATATAAATGAAGAGGCACTGTTAAAAGAATATTATAAAAAATCTAAACCACATCTTAATGATGAGGAAATAGGTTTTGTAATGGAAGAAAATTTTCATTATGATACAGAAGTTGACGAAGAGCGAGACGTCAAGAAAAAGAAACTCGCTAAAAAAGAAGCGATTGCAGAGGCTAAAAGCTATTTGGAGGACTTGAAACAAAAATATTACGACGAGATCAAGTTGAGACCGGGTGTTACTCAAGAACAACAAAAAGCTATGGAATTCTTTAATCGCTATAGTACAGAGCAAGAAAAAGCTCAGCAACAACACGAACAATTTAAACAAAAAACTAAAGACTTATTCAATAACGATTTCAAAGGTTTTGACATTAGTGTGGGGGATAAAAAATATAAGTATAATGTTCAAAATCGTGATAGTGTTGCAGAGAATCAATCAAACATTACTAATCTAGTTGGGAAGTTCCTAGATGGAGAAGGAAATATAACAGACCCGGTTGGTTATCATAAAGCTATTTATGCTGCTGAAAATGTAGATCAAATTGCTAGTCATTTTTATGAACAAGGCAAAGCAGATGCTGTAAAAGACGTTGTAAAAAACTCTAAAAATCTTTCTGATGTGAAAGCAAGAGAAGGAAATACAGGTGAAGTTTTTGTCGGAGGTTTTAAAGTAAAATCGATTAGTGGTGCAGATTCTACAAAATTGAAAATCAAAAAACGAAAGTTTAACAATTAAAATTAATAATTATGGCTTTAACTCCACAATTTGGAAGTATTGTTCCGTCGCAAATTCAGCAAACATTAGCGTCAAACTATTTAACGTTTGATGGTGCAGCTGGAGGAAACTTCGCGCAACAATATTTACCAGAAATTTATGAACAAGAAGTAGAACGTTATGGAAACAGAACGTTATCTGGCTTCTTAAGAATGGTCGGTGCAGAAATGCCTATGACCTCAGACCAAGTAATCTGGTCTGAACAAAACAGATTACACATTGCGTATGACGACTGTAGTGTAGCGGCTGCTGGTGCTGCTAACGCATCTGTTGTTACAATTCCAGTTGGTGCAACTATAGTAAACGTTATATCAATTAATGATACTGTAGTTCTTCTAGACCCAGCAACGGGTGCAGAAGCTAAGGGTATTGTTACATTTAGAGCTGCTGGTAACGTAACAGTTCAACCATTTGCTGCAACTACTTTTGCTGCACAAGGAATCACGATTGCAAGTGCAACAATTAAGATGTTTGTTTATGGTTCTGCTTATGTAAAAGGCACAAGTATGACCAGTGGTGGTGACATTGCTAATTCAAATGCAGAAAGAATTTCAGTTGATCCTTCATTTACACAATATTCTAACTCACCAGTTATTATTAGAAACCAATATGTAATTAATGGTTCTGATATGGCTCAAATCGGTTGGGTAGAAGTTGCTACAGAAGACGGTGCTTCTGGATACTTATGGTATCTAAAAGCTGAGTCTGAAACTAGATTACGTTTTGAAGATTACTTAGAAATGGCAATGGTAGAAGGTGAATTAAATGATAACGGTGCTCCTACTGCAGGAACCGCTGTTGTTAATTTACCAGGTACACAAGGTTTATTTGCTGCAATTAACGATAGAGGTAACGTAGAAGTAGGATTTACTGCTGCTAACGGACTTGATGAGTTTGATGCAATTCTTAAAAACCTAGATACTCAAGGTGCTATAGAAGAGAACATGATGTTCTTACAAAGACAAACTGCTTTAGATTTTGATGATATGCTAGCTGGTATATCTGCAGGATTTAACGGTGGTGTTGCTTTTGGTTTATTTGAAAACTCAGAAGAAATGGCTTTAAACTTAGGTTTTAGTGGTTTCAGAAGAGGTTCTTATGACTTCTATAAAACTGATTGGAAATACTTAAACGACGCTTCTACACGAGGTGGTATCGTTGGTGTTAATTCAATTGAAGGTGTATTAGTACCTGCTGGTACAAGCACAGTTTATGATCAAATTTTAGGAACTAACGTTAGAAGACCTTTCTTACATGTAAGATATAGAGCGTCTGAAGCTGATGATAGAAGAATGAAATCTTGGTTAACTGGTTCTGCTGGTGGTGCATTTACATCTACTCTTGATGCAATGGAAGTTAACTTCCTTTCAGAAAGATGTTTAGTAACTCAAGCTGCTAACAACTTTGTATTATTCAAAGGAATCTAAATGATTCAATATTAATAATTATCCCTGTCTTCGGGCAGGGTGATTATTATTTTATAACTTTTTAATTATATTATATTATGTCAAAAACAAAAGAAAAAAAAGAAACAAAACCAATTATAGTTTCAGATAAAGAACAAGATTGGGAAATAAAAGATAGAATTTACTATCTTAAAGGGGATAAAACTCCTTTAACATTAACTATACCAGGAAAGCATACTAAAAAACATGCTTTATTATGGTTTGATGAAAAAACAGGTGAATCAAGAGAGCTTAGATATGCCACTAATCAATCATCTCCTTTAGTAGATGAACAAAAAGGAGAGTGTACAATGGGGCATATCATATTTAAAGATGGAACATTAAAGGTAAAAAGAAATAATCAAGCTTTACAAAAATTATTATCTTTATACCACCCATTAAAAAATAGAATATATGCTGAGTTTAGCGCTATAGCTGAGGCAACAGATGATTTACAAGATTTAAACTTAGAAATAGATGCTTTAAATGCTGCTAGAACAATGGAAGTAGATCATGCAGAAGCGATTCTAAGAGTAGAAAAAGGATCTGCAGTTTCATCTATGAGTTCTAAAGAAATAAAAAGAGATATATTATTATTTGCTAAAAATAAACCTAAATTATTTATAAGTTTAGCAAAAGATGATAATGTTCAATTAAGAAACACGGCGATTAGAGCTAGTGAAGTTGGAATTATAAAGTTATCTCAAGATCAAAGAACCTTTACATGGGGTTCTAATGATAGAAAGTTAATGAATGTGCCGTTTGAAGAAAACCCATATTCAGCTTTCGCTGCATTTTTAAAGACTGATGAAGGTGTTGAAGTCTATAAATCTATAGAGAAACAACTTAAATAATAAGTAATGATATAGGGGTGACTTATGTCACCTCTATATTATAATAAAAAAATATAATGGCGGTAAATATAAATACAGTATATACAACAGTCTT